CGTTTCGGAGTCTGGCCAGATCGGTGCGCGCCCAACGTTGGCGATCGCTACGGCGGTGACGCGGACGTGGACTGCTATTGGTGCTGCGGCTGTTGTGGATGGCCGGACTGCGGTGAAGGTGTTGGCATACGGCGCTGGTCGGGGCTGGATTGTGGAGCAGGCGCGGGCGTTGCAGAAGTTGTTCCCTGGCCCGATCTTCGTTGATCCGAAGGGGCCTGCTGGGGCGCACATTCCGATGTTGCAGGACGCCGGCATCTGGATAGAGCCGATCACCACCGACGACCTGTGCGACGCAGCCGCCCTGGTGCTCGACCTCACCGAGGCCGGCCAACTTGATCACTTCGACCAGGCCGAACTTGAGGCTGCCGTTCAAGTAGCTGCATGGCGGCCGGTCGGTGATCGCAGAGCCTTCGGTCGCCGCGCCTCCGGTGGGGACATCAGCCCGCTTGAGGCTGTTTCGATTGCTGCGCTGAAGGCGCAAGTTTCCGAATACGACCTAATGGCTTCCGGCTACTGAGGGGCAGTGATGACGACAGTTCTCGACGTGGTGGGGATTTTTTGCCTGGCGGCTTTCGCGTGGTTCGTGTGGCCGCCCGCCTGCCTGATCGTGTTCGGTGCAGCCCTGCTGCTCATTTCGTGGCAAAGGTCGGGTGATAAGTGATGGGACTGCTGTTCAGCAAGCGCTCAATGCACCCGTGGGATCTAGAGGGTGATGCGACTTCGCCCAGCCCGCAGCCGGTGACCGCATCGAGTGCGACGTATCTTGCCCCCGTCTTTGCCTCGATACGGCACATTGTGGACTACGCATCGACGTGCCCGGTCGACTTCTACCAGTACAACTCGGATGGCTCAAGGGTGCCAGCGACCACCCCAGATCTCTACAAGAGCATTTGCGATGAGATCGGCTGGGAGACGTGGATCGGACAAATGGCCTATGGCCTGCTGACTCTCGGCAATGCGGTCGGGAGGTCCACCCGGATCAATGGGTTTGGTCGCCCGGGGATGGTTGAGTGGGCAGAGAGTTGGTCTGGTGGCGACTTTGGGGCTCCGATCGCAATTGATGGTGCGATCGGTTCGCCGGCGACGATCGTTCACGTCCCGTGGATTGTGCCGCCCGGCCGCCGCATGGGCCTGTCCCCGATCGGCCACTACGCCTCGATTGTGCGGGCCGGGCTGGCTGCTCAGGAGTATGCGGATCTGAAGCGTGGCGGTGGGCTTCCGCCGACATGGCTGAAGAACGTCGCCAAGACGATCCCGAACGATGTTGCCGCACAGATGAAGGTGCGTGCCGCCGCCTCGTTTGCCTCTGGGCAGCCGTTCGTACATGGGTCCGACTGGGAGTTCGGCATCGTCTCGATCCCCCCAAACCATGTCCAGTTCATCGAGACCATGAAGATGTCAGCGAATCAGATCGCAGCCATCTACGGAATCGACCCCCGCGAGGTTGGCGGACAGGCCAACAACGGCCTGGACTACACGAACAACGAGACGCGGGCGATCGACCGGGCAACAAACGCCTTGCCGTACCTGGTGCGCATGGAGCGCGCCGTCGACCGGATGCTCGCCGCCCAAGTACACATGAAGTTCAATATCGATGCGCGGATCAGGGCAGATATTAAGACGCGCACTGAGGTAGTAGGGGCGCAGATCGCGGACGGCCGGCTGTCGGTGAATGAGGCTCGCGCCCTGGACGATCGCGCACCTATTCCAGGCGGCGACTACCACAACGTTCCATCGCCCGGGAAAGAGGCGGCAAGCACTAGAGAAGGGACACAACCATGAGCGATGCAGAGCGTCGATTCACTGCGGTCAGGGTTGAGGCCCGGGCTGGCACAGAAAGCCGAACAATCGGCGGATATGCGGCGAAGTTCGACCGGATCAGCCAGAATCTTGGCGGATTCGTCGAGAAGATCGACCGCGGATTCTTCAACAAGTCGCGTGGTGACGGGTGGCCTGGTGTCATAGCCCGCTACAACCATGACGACAACATGCTCCTGGGGACTTCGGCGGCCGGAACTCTGCGGCTGGAAATCGACGACACCGGGCTGATCTATGACGTGGACACGCCCCTGGCCCGCGCCGACGTCTACGAGCTGGTGCAGCGCGGCGATGTTTCGCAGTCGTCGTTCGCCTTCGGTGTGTTCGAGGATGACTGGGGCGTGACCGATCAGGGCTTTCCTCTGCGGACGCTGATTTCGGGCCGGCTGTTCGACGTGGCCCCGGTGAACACCCCGGCCTATGAGGATACGTCGGTGGCCCTACGGTCGTTGGCGCGCAAGTTCGAGGCGCCCATCGACGAGGTCGCACAGCTCGCCGCCGCCGGTGAGCTGATGCGGTTCTTCAAGCGAACCGACACCCCAACCCCGAAGCGCTCCGCGCAGGCGGCTGTGGCCTTGGCGATGGCCAAGGCTCTCTGAGTTACCCCACCAAAGACGGGCAGGACGACGCCACCCGTCAATGGGGGCATTGCAGTTCCACGCAGTTCCGGCAGGGCGACACCCACCGGGGATTCAACCAACCAATCGAATCCCTAGGAAAGGGGATCACTCATGTCTGATGTTGCTACCACCATGCTGGAGCGCAGCCGCGCACTGGCTAAGCAGGCCCAGGAGCTTGCGCAGAAGGCGGTCTCGGAAAGCCGTGACCTGTCCGCCGACGAGGCGGCCTCGTTCGACAAGCTGATGTCTGAGATCGACGGACTCTCGACCCGCGCCAAGGCGATCGCCGAGGACGAGCAGCGGGCTCGGGACATCGAGGAGTCGTTCCGCTCGAAGTCCGGCCGCACCGAAGCCCTGACCGTCAGTGACGGGAGCTTCGGCGAGTGGGCGCGGTCCGCCCGTGTCGGCGACGGCTACGACATCGCCCCCGTGATGGGTGCTGAGCGGCGGGCGCTCCAGGCGTTCCGCGAGCAGCGGGCCATGACCACCGGTGGCACTGGCACCAAGGGCGTCTACTCGCAGCTGTGGGAGTACGCCGTCGCTGGGTCGCAGATCCTCCAGGCGGGCGCCGACGTCATCAACACCACCGATGGCAACAGCCTGCCGATGCCGCGTGTCACCGCACATGCGACTGGCGCCTCCGCTGCCGCGAACGCTGCGATCACCGCGTCCGACGCGACGATCGACACCGTGGCGCTGGCTGTCGTCAAGCGCGGCTACCTGACCCTCGTTCCGACCGAACTGGTGCAGGATGCGACCTTCGATATCGAGGGGTACATCACCCGTGCCGCCGGCCGTGAACTCGGCAAGATCATCAACTCGGCGGCCGCGGCTGCCGTGATCGCAGGCTTCACCGCTTCCGGCGCGGTCGGCCCCGGCTCGACCGCCTCCGGCACGTTCGGTGCGCAGGCGACTGCCGGACAGGGTGCCGATCTGCTCATCAACCTGTTCCATTCAGTACTGCCCGAGTACCGAATGAACGCGGCATGGCTGATGAACGACACCTTCGCGGCTGCCATCCGCAAGCTGAAGACCACCGCCGGCGAGTACGTCTGGGAGCGGGCGCTCATCGCCGGCAATCCGGCCGCGATCGAAGGCAAGCCGGTCTTCACCGATCCGAACCTGCCGTCGTTCACCGGGAATCCGGCGACCGACTCCGGCAGGAAGGGTGTCTACTTCGGCGACTTCTCGGCACTGAAGGTGCGGATCGCCGGCGGCCTGCGGTTCGAGCGTTCGAACGACTACGCCTTCGGCAACGACCAGATCGCCTATCGCGCCCTGGTCCGTACCGGCGCCGCAGTCATCGACACCAACGCGGTCAAGTACCTGAGGCTCGGCTGACCGTAAGGGGACGGGGCCGGCCCCACATCCAGGCCGGCCCCGCTTCCCCCATTGGAGGGATTAAGTGAAGGTTTTCGCCTATGAGGACGGGACCGCGTGCGGCTACTACCGCGTCCGGCTGCCATTCGACGCGATGAAGGCTGCCGGGCTGGATGCCTCCTATGCGACGTCAGGAGACGCGCCGGACGGTTCGATCGTTGTGGGTCAGCGGGTCGGAAGCCCCGACCTCATGGTGTCCTGGCTGAAGATGTGGCGCGATCACCGGATCGTGTGGGAGACCGACGACGATCTGTGGGCGGTCGATGCGCTTAACCGTCGCGCCGTGCGCCACTTCACTCCCGAAGTTCTTGACGCGCTGGAGCAGGTCGCGCGCATCGCTCACATGGTCACCGTCTCAACTGAGCCGTTGGCCGAAGTGATGCGCCGTTTCAACAGCAACGTTGCTGTCCTGCCGAACCACGTAGATGATCGGCTGCTGGCAATCGAACGGCCGCGCCGTGACCGACTGACGATCGGGTGGGCCGGCGGCGACTCACATCACACCGACTGGCTGCACATCGCACCCACCGTGCGCCGCTTCGTGGCCCGCAATCCGCACGTCGATCTGCACACGATCGGCGCCAACTACCAGATCGCGGCGAAGATCCCGAAGGCGCAGTCGCGTCACACTGGCTGGTCTCCCGACCTGTTCGACTACTACCGCACGATCGACTTCGACATTGGCATCGCCCCGCTCGCGCCAATCGAGTTCAACCGGTCCAAGTCCCATATCAAGGCGCTGGAGTATGCCGCGCTCGGCATACCGGTCATTGCCTCAGATCGGGAGCCGTACCGCGATTTCGTCGTGGACGGGGTGACCGGCTTCCTTGTGCGCCACCCCCACGAGTGGGAGCGCAGGCTCCGCGACCTGACAAACGATGAGGCGATGCGCGCCGAGATGGGTTCCGCCGCCAAGCAGCGAGCCCGCAAGTTCGCAATCGGGGAGGGGTGGCGGCTATGGGCAGACGCCTACGCAAGTCTCCGGTGACCGCCAAGTGGCCACCCGACCAAGAGCGACGCCCGGCGCCGTCCGACGACATCGAGAAGCGAACCAAGGAGGTGGCTGATGGCGAACAGTGACATCCTCGACGCCCAGTACGCGTGGAGCCGAATCCGTACCGACTCCTCAACCCCGAGCTCGACCTTCGAAGACTACGTGGATGCTGCGATTGAGCTCATGGTGGAGCGCTTCGGCGATGCGCCCACCGTGATCCCGAAGCGCTGGAAGCTGGCGGCGTTCGAGGTGTGCAAGCAGCTGTGGACGGCAGATCAGAGCGGCGACGGTCGACCCTCTAGTGGCGATCCGATCCAGCGCGGGTTCGCCTGGCCGGCGCGGGCACTCGAGCTGATGAACCACGAGATCGTGACGGGCGGATTCGCATGAGCGCAATCCCTGCTGTTCAGCGCGCTCTGCGGGCCGCATTCCAAGGCCTTTTCCCAAGCGCTGCCACAACGCTCGGTGCGCCGACCTACACGTCGAGCGTCGACATTGCGATTGTCGGTGACGGTG